GACGTGCTATGTAGAACAATCACTGAACGATGGAGAGGATTACGTATGAAAGCACGATTAGAATTTGACCTACCCGACGAGCAGTTGGAGTTTGAAATCTGCCGCAAGGCTGGTGAACTGCACAGCAACCTATGGGATTTGGCGGAACAACTACGCACATGGCGCAAGCATGGACACAGGTTTAAGGATGCGGATGAACTCCTTGATGCGCTGTGGGAGGACTGCATAAATCACGAGCTGGTGAACTGCACAGCAACCTATTCTCAGAACCAATAGCACTATGAATGAAATACAAATCAGCACTTACCCCAGCGGGGTAGCCAGGAAACTAGGACAGGACGTTGTTGTTCAACGTCTCAGCCTATTGAATAAGTTCTATGACTGCACCATCGCAGAACTACAGGACGGCGACAGATACTTCGTCCCGATGCAAGAGCTACCACAGCGTAGCGCAGAGGATATCTTGAACTTCATCGAAGACAATCAGATCGACGTCGTGCACGTCCCGATCGGAAGTATATTGGATGGTGCCACCGAGTTTGAGATCGAACTGCACTCGCACAAGACTGAACTAGTCGAGACGCTTTGGACAGACTCAGTCCGTGACGCCATCAACTATTTGATGGATATGTCCGAGGAAGAAATATGATTGACAGGGCATAGGGTGAGCCTCCTAATACTAGGATGGCTCACTTCTATGACTGCAATGACACACTAGATGCCTTCCTTCGGGAAGACATAAGCACCGTAGCACAGGCTCGCAAAGTCCGTGCTATTTATCCCAGCGTTACCACCGTCCTAAGCATCTGCAAAGATGAGTTCCTCGACGGAATATATAAGCCCCGCATGATCACCGACCTCGCTCGGGAGAACCCGCACCTACCTTGGCAAGAGGTAGAGCGAATGACATACGGATCACGGCGGCACCCACTTGACGGTCGGATTATATCATCGTCAGACTTCGGGACTGCAGTGCACAATAGAATCGAAGAACTAGTGCAGGCCAAGTTGCACGGGCACGAATTAGCCGAGTGCCCTTACAATGAATGGGCGATGCCCTTCCTTGATTGGATCGAAGAGGAACAGGTCAAGCCAGTAGCGACCGAGTGCATCATCGCTGACCGACTCCTAAAGATCGCAGGTAGCGTAGACTTCGTCGGATACGACCACGAGGGAAACATTTTTCTAGCGGACTACAAGTGCCGAACCAACACACGGGGCAAGGCTAAGGTATACGAAAAGGACTGCGAGCAGTTAGCCATCGAGGCCTTTATGATTCAACGTCAGCACGACCTGCCTTACACTCCAGCCTGTAGGTCTGTCGTGATTGACTGCGACACCAAGAAGCACTTCCATCACGAGTGGAAGACAGACGACGTAAAGAAGGGCATCGCCAACGCAAAGCTAATGGCGAAACTCTACTGGAACAAGCGCATGAAAAAATAACATGAAAGATTTAAATCCTAACAAGTGGTCCGACCTGGGCTACTACATTAACGACGAAGCCATACAGCTAGACGGTTGCGACTCCGCTATACTGGGCGTCACCGACGACGGCTTTCTCTGCTATAGCTATGAGTTACTGATCGATGTGTTTGTTACACGGGACGCTATGCAACCCGACGAAGCCCTTGAGTGGGTAGAGTTTAATATCTTAAGACTTAATGGGCACTGCGGGCACTTCCACGTTATATACACTGACATCTAGGGCGTGCCATTTGAGATAAGATACAAGCACTCAATGATGCCCAATGGCTACGTCGGCAAGTGCATCAAGCACGCTCACACAAAAGAGCAGGCACTAAAATATTTCGCACCGAAGAAACCCTGCAAGAAGGGGTGGACTCATACCAAGCGCAAGGCCGCCGTTCAAATCCTAAGCGTAAATGAAATACCTACCGAGTAGTAAACTGAAAGAGTGGAGGATAGACAACCTCCCCAATGAGTGCCCGATCTTCAAGTGCAAGGTTGACGACGCTGTCGTCGATCACTGCCATAGCACGGGTCTGGTCAGAGGTGTATTGCACAGGCAAAGCAACGCCTGGGCTGGTAAGATTGAAAACTCTTGGAAGAGATTCGGCCAAAACAATTCAGACCTTGCACTGCCCGAGGCACTGCGTGCCTTAGCTACATATCTTGAGGAAGCTCGGACCGATATACTGCACCCAGTCGGCCTCCGCCAGAAGTGCAACCGCTTCGGTAGGCTAGCCAAGGCCGAGCAGATAAAAACTTTAAGAGAATTAAAATGCAACGCAGAAGAAATTAAGGCTTGCGCAAATTCTAAAGACCGCACACAATCCTTCCGCACTGCGCTTCTTAAGCAGTGCACTTAACGCAAACCATAAAACATATGACAGATACAAACATACAGCACAAGCTACAGGGTATCCAGTCGGAGCTAAAGGCGCCGAAGGGACAGACTAATAAATTCGGAGGGTATAAATACCGCTCCTGCGAGGACATCCTCACTGCACTGAAACCACTGCTCTCCAAATGGAGTTGCACTCTAGCCATCAGCGACGACATCGTCGAGGTCGGCGGTCGAGTATACGTCAAGGCAACAGCTACACTTGCGTCCAGCGAAAATGATTACTCAATCAACGTAAGCGGATTCGCTCGTGAAGCTGAAGCCAAGAAGGGTATGGACGATGCGCAGATCACTGGCTCGGCCTCCTCCTATGCACGCAAGTATGCGCTCAACGGACTTTTTGCTATCGACGACACCAAGGACGCCGACGCAACAAACACTCACGGGAAGGGTGAACCTTCCTACCAAAAGAAAACACAGACCCTGGATGGGTTAATATAATGCAACAGCAATACGACAACAATAACAGCGGTGCCCTCTTCCCTAACGATCGTAAGGAAAAGGAGACGCATCCTGACCTCACTGGATCAGCCGAGATCGACGGCAAAGAATACTGGTTCAAGGGCTGGAAGAAAACCAGCAAGGCTGGCCAGCCGTTCCTTTCAGTTGCCTTTGACCCCAAGGAGTCGAAGCCCGATGTAGTATCCGAAGGAGTTGCCCCACTGAACGACGACCCCATCCCGTTCTAAGCCAACCTTGACTACGCCCCAAGCGTGCCGACTGGAGTCCGAATCTTCAGTCGGCATTTTTATATAACTCAAAGCACTTAACGCACTATGAAAAACTATGAAAAATATATTAGAAGCAGACACAAATCTACCGCATAACTTATCTGCGGAGCACGCAGTTATTTCCTGCTGTTTATTGCAGGGTAACTCAGATGCCTACGACAGCATCAGCAATTTACTGAAGTCCGACGACTTCTATTCCCTTCAGCATCAGCTAGCCTACCAAGGTATAGCCGACCTAGCCAACGAAGGCAAGCCCCTCGATGAGATCCACCTAGTCGAGAAGCTCAAGGTCAACAACAGCATCGACGAAGTCGGGGGGATCGCAGGCGTATTCGGGCTAACCGAAGGTGCCGAGACAACTACATCGATCAAGCACTACGCAGGGATCGTAAAAGAGAAGAGCAACCTTAGGAGGTTGCACCGCTCTTACAAGCTGGCCGCAGAGCAGGCCGCATCGGAACAGCTTTCTTCCTCCGAGATCCAGGGCGCAGTCGAGTCCGACCTGGGGGAAGACGTAAACTCTGGCGCAGGTATAGAGAGTATCTCTGCCTCCGTCGAGGTACTTAAGGACGAGTTCAAACAGATGCAAGAGGGCACCTTCGTAAAGGACGTTGTCCGCACGCATATACCGCACCTAGATGAAAAGCTAGGTATGGGTGGTATCGGGGCTGGAGAGGTCTGTATCATAGCGGCACCTACGTCCTGCGGTAAGTCCGCAGTTGCTATCAACATTGCACTGCGTGCCGCAAAGACCGAAGCCGTCCCGACAGGTATCTTCTCCTTTGAGATGCCGCAGAAACAAATCGCAAGGCGTATGGTTCAAACCTTGAGCGGAGTAAACCTCCGCCAGATCGAGGAGAACATAGCTAGCCAGGCAAAGATTAAGGCCGTGCACTCTGCTAACGAACTGCTCTCTACCTTGCCCATCTATACGGTGCACGCAGTGCAGGGAGCCGATGACCTTAAGAGTCAAATCAGAATCCTTGTGCGCAAGCACGGGGTAAAGCTGGTAGTCATTGACTACCTTCAGCTAGTCCCGTTCGGCAAGAACGTAGGCAAGACCGAGGGCATCTCGTCCATCTCGCACAAGATCAAACAGATCGCCGTCGAGCTGGGCATAGGTATACTTCTGCTAGCGCAGGTCAACCGAGAGGGGGCCAAGCGTGAAAGCGGGTTGTCCTTGTATGACCTAAAGGATTCGGGCGACATCGAGAACGACGCTGACGCAGTCGTGCTTATGTGGCCCCAAGGAGGGGACGTTGAGTCAGCCAAGAAGGTTGACGCAGTCGGACCATACACTGAGTTGCAATACTCAGTTGCTAAAAATCGAGAAGGCGAACGTGACGTTCGTGGAATCTTCAAACTATATCACTGCGTAGGAATCATCAAATAATGAAAACAAAAAATCAACTCATCGAAATCGCCGCCAATGAATTTGGTAGCACACCCAACGTAATCCTAGGCCAGGCACGCACACGACGGGCGTCATACGCCAGGGACGCACTGTCATACATAATGCACCTGCACGGATACACGCACGAAGAAATATCTAGGCTGGTCAACAGGCACCGAGCCAGTGTAACCAAGGGCATCGAGCGAGTGAACTCTCGCCTGCGGTCCGAGGATCGAGACGAATCAGTCTACTGCCGAGCACTGAACAAGGCCTGCTTTCACGCAGGCATTAAACTCCCAACTAACTAACGCACCTATGAAGCATAAAAAATTTGACCTAGATATGTTCGACTTGACTGACAGCCCAGCCAGGGAAGCGACCAAGCAATACCTCTCCCGCAAGGGTTACACTGCTGTTGACAATCCCAACAAGTATTGCGCCGACCTAATCGTAGAGGGCCTGTGCTACATAGAGTGCGAGTGCAAACTCGTATGGACAGGTCCAGAGTTTCCTTGGCCTAGCGTGCACTTACCTCAACGAAAGAAGAAGTTCACTAAGCTCACTATGCCTGTGCAGTTCTACATCTGGAACAAGGAATACAGTCACGCCATTAGGATCAGCGGATGGCAACTGACCGACGACAAGCTGATTGAAGTTCCTAACAGAATGATCGCAAATGGTGAATACTTCTACGATATACCTATAAATGCAACGCATATCATCAGTAAAACCTGATAATGCTTGAATGCACTGAATTTATACTGTATACTTTAGGCACCCTAGTAATGGGTAGCGTTATTGTTTGTGATGTGAAGGGGGCTTTTTTCATAGTTTAGCCCCTGACATTTGGCCTCTCCCTTATCTGGGGGGAGGCCAAACTTGTTTTAGGACCTGCGTA